GGCATCTTTAAAAAGGTGCATTTTTTTACTAATTCTAATTTTTCGCTCATTTTTGTTGTTGTTGGGCTTTTTGCCAGATTAATTTTGCATTTAAAATGATAAAATCTTTTCGGTGGCACATACCGTTTATTTTGCTTGTATATAAGGGTTGAACCGCTCCGTTATCTAACTGGGCTATTTCCGTTACAATATCCGTGCTTGGGTGTACTTCGATTGTGGTTGAAAATACCTCAATTTTTTGGGTTATTACCAATCTGTGTGTTTCTTTTGCTTTTGCCATTTTATCTTAAAATTGTTATTTTTTCACTTTTGTTAATTATATCAAAAAAATCTGGTAGGTTTTCAAGTTCGTAACATTCCTTTAAAATCTCAAACTCGTTGTAACTGCACCAATAATTGTTATCCATAGACCACTTTAATAAGTCCAGCCCCATACGATACATTTTTCTGCCATACTCGGTCATTTCATCATCCAGTACATACAAAGCCGTTTGATAAGGCGCTGATTTCTCTATTGCGCAAAAAACATAGTTTTCACGCTTTAAAAAGTCCATATAAAACGCTGAACTAATTGAATAACCGTATTTATAAACATCGCTTTTAAATGAGCGAGGGCTACTTTGTTGGCACGTTTTAATATCCGTAATAGTGCTTTTATTGTTAGCAAAACTGTCTGGGCGCATACGAATTTTTAAACCAGTTTTTTCATCGGTTGTATAGCAACTCACTTCACGGTAACTATCCTTAATAAGTTCCAAAAAGGTTTCGTTTTTACTGGCGCTCACTCCCATTTTAATAACCATTTCGTACTCATCCATAAATAAAATGGTTTTGCCGTTGGAGGTTGCTAAAAATTCAGCGTAACCTTGTTTACCAGCCGTTGTGCGCATATCGAATTTTGGGGCTACTATATAATTGGTTTTAAACAATTCTTGCTCCAATACCAATTCGTGCAATGCCGAACCTATCGGAAAATGCCTTTCAGTTGTTTTGTTTGGCTCTTTAATTTCCTCAAAGGCTTTATAAAAGTAATAACGAGGCGAATGTAAAAAGTTTTTAATATCGGATGCCGATATATGGTCTTTTTTACTTAAATACTCTTCAAAAGTATCTTTAACGTAATTAACTGTTGGTAGTGTTTTTATATTTTCCATACTTATTTTTTTTGACAAAGATAGTCTTATTGCACAAACGTACAAGTTTAAGTTATTAACATTCGCTTGTTAATTGTTATCATCCTCTAATACGGCTGGTTCTACTGGTTTTTTATACATAAAAACTTGCTCTACTGCCGTTTCAAGCGCTTGTGAAACCTTAATTGCAATAGGCAAACTAATACATCGCCTTTGTCCGTTAATGATTCTCGATAGGTGTGATGGAGGAACGCCAGATATATCGCTCAACTCTTGTATGCTCATTTCTTTTTCTTTTAAAATGGCTTTTATACGGTTGCCGTACATTTTTTCTTTTGCTTTTTTTATTTTCATTTTTTGTTTTTTAAAAAGGTAAATTATCATCTTCTTCTTGCTCTGTAACAACTATTGGCGTTTCATTTAAAAAATCATTATTCTTTGGCATTTTACTGTTTGATTCTGTAAAATAACTTCCGTTCTGATTACTTTTAAACGTATCGTAGTTTTCCAGTTTTGTCAATTCTCCATTGAAACCAAGTCTTAACTCGCCCAAGCTACCAGCACGGTGTTTTGCTACAATTAAAGACATCAAACCGCTACACTCCAGCGTTTCGCCTCCTATTTCGTATGTTTCAATTCCGTAATACTCTGGTCGGTAACAAAAGATAACCATATCGGCATCTTGCTCAATACTGCCAGATTCTCTTAAATCGCTTAACATCGGCTTTTTGTCTCCGCCTCTGCTCTCAACCGCTCTGCTTAACTGCGAAAGGGCTATAATTGGAATATCCAGTTCTTTTGCAAGTGCTTTAAGCCCTTTGCTTATCATTGATACCTCTTGCTCTCTGTTACCCTTACCAGCATCTACGGTCATTAGTTGTAGGTAGTCAATAACAATTAATCTTACTTTTTTGTCTCTGACTAATTTACGAGCCTTTCCCTTTAAATCAATAAGGCTTAAAGATGGCGTATCATCAATGTAAATAGGTGCGGTGTCAAGTTCGTGGCATCTGCTTTCAACCAATCTTACTTCATCAACTTTTAATTGCTTTTTAATTATTCGGCTGGAATTTATTCCAGACAAATTACTTTGCGCCCTACCAACTAACTGTTCGTTTGACATTTCCAAAGAAAATATTGCCGTTGCTATATTGTCTTTCAATGCTGGGTTAAGCGCAAAAGCCAAAGCGCATACAGATTTCCCCATCGCTGGTCTCCCAGCTAAAATAATAAGGTCGGTTTTTTGCCATCCATTTGTAAAGTTGTCAACGTTTCTAAAGCCAGTAGGAACGCCAGACTTTATTCCACTTTGAGCAACCATTATGCTTTCTGCAATTACTTTTTCGTGTACCTTTCCTATTTGCTTAACATCGTATTTTATTATACCAGAAATAGCGCCCTCTATTTTAAAAATACTCTTTTGGTATGTATCAAAAACATCAATAGTTTCATCGTAAGCGTTTTTGATGCTTTCGTTACTCAAACGTATCATTTCCCTCTTTAAATACTGCTCAACTATTATTCTTGAATGGTAAACAATGTTAGATGATGATGCAATTCTGTTTGTAAGACTGGTTATATAGTAAGCGCCTCCAACCTCTGCAAGTTTATCCAAACTTTTTAACTTTTGGCATACTGTTAAAATATCAATCGGACTGGAGCGCTTATATAAATCAATTATAGCCGTAAACAAAGTTTTATTCGCATCTACATAAAAGCACTCTGGGGTTAGTATATCCACAACCAGATTAATAGCCTCGCTTTCAACCATACAAGCGCCTAATACCGCCTCTTCCAATTCTATTGCTTGTGGTGGTAACAAGCCATCCATATTAAATGAGTTCTTTTTAGTCATTTGTTTGTCTGCCTATATTAGTGATTTCCCACAAATTTAATTGATTAAAATATCTTCCATCTGGATTAGCTTTGCCTTTCAAGTTGCATTTTGCTGATACTTTGAACCCACTTTGGAACGCCTTTAATAAATCAATTTTACTGTTGATTGCTTGAATTACAATATCTTGCGGATATTCGGTACTCTCGTCAATGGTAACGACAAACTCAACTTTCTTTAAAGTTTCATTAATTGTTTTTTCTGCATAAATCACTTTTAAAGTGCCTTTTATTTCTACTGTCATACTTTTGTTTTTTTTGGTTTATAATGCACAAATATACACGCTATATTCATTGCTTTAACGTTTGTTAATAACTTTACATTTTGCTTAATACAAGTTGCTTTAACGCTCCTATACAAGCGGTGCAAACCTTGAATGTGGCATCGTAGTTGTCTATTCCTACGTCTTGAACTCCATCACAAATTTTGCACGTAAAACCAACCGATAAAACTTTTTTAGTGTCCTTATCAAAATTTACGTTTTTGTTTATTTTAGCGTATTTCTTATTGGCTATTTTATCCTCTATAAGTTCTATTAGTTCGTAAGGAATTGGAACTCCAGTAAGTAGTTGCTCTGGAATAATAAAATCCATAAAAGCCTCTTGGTCGTCTTTTTTAATTAGATACGATTTTACGCTGTTTTGCCAGAGTAAATAGTCTTTTAAGCTATCAACAGTTGTTTGAATTGGCTTTTCCGTTTCAGCGCATTGGTAGATTAGGTTTTCGCCTACTTTTGAGATAATTGAATGTTTCATTTTGTTTGGTTTTTATTGGTTGGTTTAAAAAATATTAAGTTGATTTGGTTTTGTTTCTGTTTTAGTGGTTTTTTTGATAGTTGGTTTTTCCTCTAAATAATTATCAATTCTCGCTTGTGCTATCTTTGAGTATTCGGCATCTTGCTCCAATCCTACAAACTGAAAGCCCTCTAATTTACAAGCAACTCCAGTTGTTCCACTACCGCAGAAAGGGTCTAATACTATTCCGTTTGGAGGTGTAATTAATCTAACAAGGTATTGCATTAACTTTATTGGTTTTACAGTTGGGTGGAAATTTACCCTTTCTTGAACTTTATTGTGCATTTTTGTATCATCTGCAAATTCAGTATTACCTCTTTTTAATTCTGCTTTTTCTTGATTACTCCACGCTACTTGCTTACCATCAAATCCATCAAGCCCTTTGTTCCTTTCACTTTTACTTGCTTTTGCTACATAAAAAAATCTACTCGCTCCCCCTTTGTCGTTATGACCTCTTGTAGTATTATCAATCATAGAATTATCATTCCACCCACTTTCTACATTTAAAATTGGTTTACCGTTTGGTTTTCTTATCGTGCCTTTACTTTCTCCACTTTGTTCATCAAGTATTTTAATAGGACAATCATCAACACAGTTACAATTTTCATTTTCAAAACACTCACAATCTTCGTGATGAGTTAATATCAAATTTGCTGGGAAACGACCTTGTGGTTGATTAAAAAATTCAAGTTTATCATTTTTAAATCCACTATTTTCTTTCCATTCTCCATTAGACCTCTCGCCACCGCTATACGCACCACCATTCAAATTATCATTTGTACCAACTCTACATCCATCAATGTTAATAGCACCAGTTCCCCACTTCAATACATTTTCTGCAATAGACAATCCTTTCTCTAAAGGTTTTCTGGCAAGTACAATAGGTTCATTTGCTGGTTTTAAGGCGCTACCCCAACCCTCCCATTGTTTTGCTTCTTCGGTTGATGCTTTTGTAATTTTAGGATTTGATTCTGGCAAAATATCCCCTTTTTTTTGAGTTTCTTTAGTTGCGTGATATGGATTATAACCTTCTTTTGATTTATCTCCATAATTTTTATAACCAATAACTTCCCTTTCAGCACCATACATTTTATCAATAGCTTTTGAAATATTATGCGACTTTGGAAATCCACTACCATAAAGCCATTGAATACAATCCCTTACCTCAAAACCAGAAAATCTCATAGCCATAACACCCCAATCGTATGTTCGTGTACCAAAAAAAGATAAAACGTGTCCTCCGTGTTTTAGAACTCTAAATACTTCTTTCCAAAATATTGGTTGAGGGACAAAGGCATCCCATTCTTTACCCATAAAACCGCTACCAGTAACTTCGTGATAACCTTTTTCAATCCAATCTTTCATTAATTCTGGAGCGTTTGGCTCTTTACCCAATCCATAAGGAGGGTCTGTTACAATGGCATCAAAATAGTTGTCTGGATATTGTTTTAAAATATCAATGTTATTGCCGTTTATTATTTTCATACTTATTTATTAATCAATTTTTCGTAATACTCTTTTTGCGACTTTATAAACCTATTCGCCAATGATATTTCGGCTACCAGTTTATCAATATCTTTTTTTAGTCTGGTGTTTTCAGTTTTCAGTTTTTCAACCAAGTAATTATATTCTGCTACATTTTTCATTTTTATATCTTTTGTATATTTGTGTTTGTTATTCGCCAAGCAACTTACCGCTTGACTTTATATTTTCTTTTGTGGTTTTATCGAGATTGTGAGGAATCCAGTACGTAAAGTGCTTTATACAATCAGCAAAATTGTGATACTTTTTATCGAATGTAGTTTGTTCAGTAACGAATAAACCAATTAACGCATCTAACTGCCGTGAACTTACCTTATACTTCATTGCCGTTAACTCTCGTAAAGTCTCGTTTTTTTGCAACTCTTCTTTAAATTGCTCTGGTGTTTGAAACTGAAACCCAGCAACGTACTCTTGCGGAGAAACTTTGTCGAGCAAGGAGCGGTCAATGTGTTTGCCCCAACAATTAATAAAAGAAACGGCACTAATACCGACTGCTACCAGACCAGCCTTGTGTAACTCTTCAAAAATACGCTCATAGTTATTATAGTTCCTTATATCGTTCTTAAATATATCAAAAGCGACTGCATTACTTACAGTAGGCTTTTTATTTTTAAAGTGATACGTGATACAATTAAGATAAAGCATTTTAGCCATCGTGGATAGCTTTATTTCGGCATCCTCGTTGAATATCTTATCTATCGTGTATAAGTTGATTACGGTTAGCATACGATTGTTTACGGTTATAATTACGATTGCAAATATAAATAAAATACGTGTATGTTTGTGGCTTGTTGAAAAATAAAAAAAAGACGTAGGTTTTTACGCCTACGCCTTAATTGATTAGTTCCAGTTGTTCTGCATAATCTGATAGCCTATTTGCTCCAGTTCAGTACTTCTGTCGTAGCTATGAACGTCTTGCGCCATACGTGTAACTGCATTACCCAAGCCCCAACTTGTTAGGTCGCCTCCTTGTATTAAGTGGCTTAACACGTTACTATTTTCGTGTTGAGTAAGGTTGAATTTTTTTGCAATCAACTCAATAGCTTTCTCTGGCACTTCAATTTTACGTGTAGCGCTTTCTCGCATACTCTCCACAATTTGTTCAAACGTAACCGCATCCAGCGAAAATTTAACTAAATCACGTATTTTCAACCAGAACGCTTTGTCAACCGCTTTTAACGTATCATTGCTAAATTCAATTTGGCTCATTTCGTCTGTCTTACCAGCGTGGTACTTACGCATTGCAAAATCATCCGCTATCATTCCGTTACTGCAAACAAGTCTGTAAACAAGTGGCTTGATAATTAAACTGCCGTGTCCAGTCTCGCTATTGCTAATTAATATACCAGCACTTACTACGTCTCCTTTAGTTACCTCCGCTTGTACTTTGTGTGTAATAGCTTTAATGTATATCTTTTTGTCCGTAATTTCGCAACTCTCAATGGTGGCGTTTGCATCCAGAATCATAGGTAAAACGTTTTGCGCTAAATCAAAATTGTCTAATCTGCGATATTTGTCGCTTAATACGGCTCTTACGTTTCCATCCAAAGTACGAATCATACGCTTGTCGTTACTCATAGACAACCAATGTTGTACGTTTGTAGCCAGTAACGAGGGGTGTGATAACATCGCATCGTAATACTTCTTAGGGATGTCGCAAAACGACCCTAATTGAACGTGTCCGTTGCTCGTTAACGGAGCGGTAAATAACTCGCTATCGTTGTCCTTAATAGGAAACCCCAGTTCAAGGTTGTCGCTATTCACAAAAGCGTTAATTTTGTTCGCTGGAATCATAAAGTCTCGTTTTGAATCTTGTTGGCGTTGTACTTCCATCGCCAGTTCTTGAATTGTTTTGCCGTGTTTCATACTTTTTTGTTTTATATATTATAGTTATGTAGTTTTTTCAAGGATGCTACGCCCCTTTTATTTTAAATATTGAATAATCTATTGTAAAAATCTAAATCAGATACGTTGACGTTCCATAGAGTGATGCTATATAAAGGAAACGTTTTTAAAATTTTGCCGTTAATCTTTGTTGGCGTAAACGTTATTACATAGTCGGTCTCCTCCAGTTTCAGATAACTCTCTACTTTTTCAAGTAAAATTTTGTTTTCCATAATCTTGTTACATATAGAAATTTCTAAGTTTACTCTCTCGTTAAACTTAATCATCGGTAATACTTTGTGTCTTTTAGTTGTCATACTTTATAGTTTATAGTTGTTATTAAAATTGCTTTATAATTATTTCATCTGTTAGAATATATTTAAGGTGGCTTAACACACAATAATCTTGCGCATATCTGCTATATACTAATAAATGATTGTTTTGTTTTGCATCTTTGAACGCTTTTAAAAATCTTTTCATAGTTTTATAAGTTTTAGATAGTTGTTGTTATTGTTACTTGAGTATCAGACCAAACGATTTGACCATTATTATACATTTCATTATACTTACCAGCGCCATATTTCGCTCCTAAATGCCATATAGCATCCTCACGGTTATCAGCAAGGGTTTTTTTGTGTGCTATTTGTGAGGCTAATTTGCCAT